ATGGCGACCTTTCAAAAACGCAATGGTAGAGTGACAGCTACTGTTAGAATTAAGCCGCATCCGGCTAAATCAAAAACATTTGATACTTTGCGCGATGCAAAGAAGTGGGCGCAAGAAACAGAAGTAAGATTAAAGAATGAAAAGTTAGAGATTTTCGACCATATTATATTTAAAGATGCCTTAATTGAGTACCGTGATACTGTCTCTATTAATAAACGTGGCTATGAAAAAGAACGAAGAAAAATAAACTTTTTATTAAAAGCCATGTATGTAGATCAGCCGCTCATTCAAGTTAATAAAGACTTCTTAACAGAATGGCGTGAGCAAAGGCTTTTAAATGTTAAAGGTGCCACGATTAGGCGTGAGTTTATTTTGCTGTCAGCTTTTTTTACTTGGTGCATTGAGGTCAAGCGATGGCTATCAGTGAACCCTCTACGTGAAATTAAGTTCCCTTCAGAATCACCGCATCGAGAACGTGTAATTAGTGATGAAGAAATAGAAATTTTATTACCTTTCTTATCTACTGAGATGCGCTATATCTTTTTAATCGCTTTACAAACTGGAATGAGACTTTCAGAAATTTGCAATCTGAAGTGGGAAAAAATTAGATTGAGTAAAAACTATTTAATTTTAGACCTTACAAAAAATGGTCGTGCAAGGGAAGTGCCTTTAAGCTCCCAAGCGGTTGAGATCTTTAAATCCATCGGCCCAAAAAAGCAAGGGTATGTATTTAGCATAACTAGCGATGATGCAACGGATGAATTTCGTGATGCTAAGTTAGAAGCGGGTTTAGAAGGTTTTACTTTCCATGATAGCCGCCATACTGCAGCAACTAAAATTGCTTTAAAAATCCCGCTGCTTGATCTGTGTAAAATGTTTGGGTGGAGTAATCCGCGGCGTGCGATGATTTACTACAATCCCACATCTAGTGAGATTGCAGCGCGGCTTTCACAGCCGTAAGCGAATAACGGCCTTTAATATCTTTGAATCTATGCTCTTTGGCTAACTTCTTAAATGAATGGTAGGATAAGCCCGGTATACGTTCACATAATTGCGTAATGTTAAGCAGCTCATCGCCTTGGGCTGCTAAAACTTTAGTTACTGCATTCTCACATGCCTTTTCGATGACCTGAGCCAATTCGGATGCAGGCATAGAAACAAATTTAACCTCTGTCATAAATCCTCCATACTTTCCAAAAAAACATTCCCATGATCTAAATGCGCTTTAATTTCAGGTGTAGCCTCAAACTCACTTCTCAGCTTATTCAAATCTAACATTAGCCTTCTCCTCAAACTCTTAATGGCATCAACAGGCCGTGTACGCCGTCCACAAATTCCACATAAGTTGAAGTAGTGGCACCAGATGGATAAAAGAGAGGGAATCGGCAATTAAGAATTTTGGAGCATTTCATAAAGTTGCTCACATATTCTAAATTCCACTGTACAAACTCTTTAGGGGGTTCGGTCGGTTTAGGAATATCAACACGGCTTATATCTGGAAACTTACCCTCAATTGGACGAAAGAATTCAAACATCCCATTTTCGTAATCCAATAACCAAAACTCATCATCAATCTGACTCAAAGTGATAGTTTTTACTTTTGGGTTATTACCCACTTTTTTAATGAAAGACTTAACAATCTCGATAGGTATGATCACCTCTATATCTTGAACCTCTGGAGCATCACAGATCAGGGCACAGTGACCATTTGTGGCAGCCATCATTCCATCTTTAACCAACACGCCCATTAAGTAGAACCTTACTTCACGCTGTGCAGCAAAAAGGCTTGTTGCTTGAAGATGCCTATAAGTTAGGGTTACTTGCCTCTTAAAATTCATGGTTGCACCTCTTTGTTGTTTGCAAATACGGTTGCGAATGTGGTTCCAGCAATTTCTGGCAATACGTCTTTAGCTTCTTCAAATGCACGCGCCTTTGCTGCTGCTTCTGAATCTAGAGTCATGGAGTCGTTATACTTCTTCCATTCCTCTTTAGATCGGCGATCCAAGAATCTACCTAGCAAGTGAAGAATTTGTTTAGTTGCATTATTGGTTTTCTTATAGCGAGCATCTGTTTCTATAAGGTCTATAGCTCCAGCTCTAGCCAACTTTAAAAGCTCATCATATGGCAAGCTTTCAAAATCAATTCCAAGTATTTGATCTGCTTTCTTTAGTTCAACATCCTTACTTGGATTGATTAATCTTTGTTTCACATCTTGCGGGCTGATCTTGTGTGCAAGCCCGTTTCGTCTAAAGCGAATTACATTACTCATGATCACGCCTTTAAATGATTTTCAAATTCTTTATAAAGTTGGGTAGCTGCTTTATTCATTTTCCTGTCATACGTGATATGCACGTTTCTTGGAAAAGCTTTGTTTACTGTGGCGCAGTAGAACTCCATGCGCCCACAAGGTCTAACAATTCCGCGATACCCAATTTTTGTAAGCCACAATAAAAACGCCTTAAAAAGCACCTCCCTAGAGAGGTCGGCGTAATTAACGCCGTCCGTCATTTTTAAAACCTTCTGCAAGTGTTTTAGAGATGGCTGCATTCGCTGGAGCTAAATGATTTGTGTTGATTACTTGCGTCTCTGGGACAACCTCAAGGTGTGTAATATTATTTTTCAACTCATCAAGTTGATACTGGCCACCAGTTAATTGAGCAAGTTCGCCGTTGTGATAATCCTGAGATAAATCTGCTTGAGTTTTGGCAATATCAATCAAGCGAAAGGTTTTATCAAAGGCAAACTTACTTAAGTTGTGATCCTTTAGTTTTTCAACAAGACTTAGCTCAATTGCGGACAGTAGGGCATTGATATCACCCATATCATTCTTAGCTTCACTACGAGCTGCAATAAGGTCATCCACAGTCACGCTTTTGTTTTCTGGAAAAAGTTGTGAACTAGTACGCATGATTATTCCCCTTTATTTTTAAGTGAAGCTAAGCGCTCTTTGTGAGCATCGATTAGAGCTTGATAGCAATCACTAGTACGGCCATCTAAAGCCATTAAATCTTCAGTGGACACAACGCCTGCGCGAATCTCAACTTTGCGACCAGGACATGTTTTGGAAAAATACTGTTTTGCACTAATGGCATCTAACAAATCAATAAACCACTCTGATGACATAGAGATGCCTTGGTCAGACTCATCTAATGCTGTAGCCATGTAATAGTGACAAGCACTTTCAGTGTTTTGAGTTTCTTGCCAAAGCAATGTTTCATCATAATTTGGTACAAGTTTTACCAACTCTTCATGAGACATTTTCTGAACTTGAAGATTTATTAGTCGGTACTCATGAAAATTGAGCCAAACTCGCTCCCACATTGGCGCCTCTTCGTCTTCAAAATTTAAAACAGAGGTGGCAAAAGCGCCTGCAGTAATGTAGTAATCCACTTCTGGATTTGAGCTTTTTAAGCTTTCTAGCTTTCTTTCTGCTTGATCAAGATGAGAGAACGGACGGTTAATAATTCCAAATGGGTAAATTTCTTTACCAGTAATTTGAATTGAAAGGTAATGGCATAAGCTTTCATCTGCCATCCATGCATCAAGCTGAGAAAGTAGTTTTTCAGCAGGCTTGTTTTTATTAGTAGAACGGAGATGCGAATTAGCGCCGACTTGTTGACTAATATCTGTGATTTGGTTCATAATGTGACCACCAAAAAGTTAGTTGTCCCGATCCTCGACCAAAATTTTCAGGACAATAATTTATCTTAAAAGACCAGAGCGTTGACTCTGGTTTTCGTGTTTATAAAATGAATCAATCATTTTGTGTAATTTAAGATAAATCATTTTGTTTGAAGCAGTCAAGATAATTTTAAATCATTTTGATTAATTATTATTTTTAAATAAAAAAAGCCCGCATTTACTCATGCGGGCTTTTTTGTTTTAATTTTTCTTAATCTAGGTAGATATTCTGCATTGCAACTACAGGATATTCAATAACATGTTTGCTTGGTGGAACGATGTCTGTAACAGCAACTATGGCGCTAACATCCTCCATATCAATAGTCATTCTTGCCTCACCATTTACCGCCAATAGGTGAAGAACGTTATTAACAATTCCAATAAATTCTTTAATTGTGCGCCTACCATCAACTAATTGGACTTCAACAAATTCGGTAGGAGTTGGCTCTGCATCTGGATCGCAAACTACATACCAACCATTGCGAATCGCAGGATACATTGAATCACCTGTACCCTTTACGGCATAAGCATTTGGTCCCGCCGTTAAAGATGGAACATAACCATCACCACCATTACCTAAATAACCCATCTCGGTGTAATAGCCATCCATCCCCATCTTTGAATAAGACTTAACAGGAACCCAACCTCCACGCCTAGTAGCTGTAGGGATTGGTTCGCTTCTAACGCCTTCAATAACTGGCGAACCCTTTCCAGTAAGAATCCAGCCGAGATCAATATTAAATTTATTGGATACTTTGAAAGCACCAGTTTTTGAAATACCTCGGCGCTCCCAATTGTAAACAATTTGAGGAGTCTCATCTAAGGCGTAAGCCAAATCGGCCCCAGTGATTTTTGTGACTTGGTAGACGCGTTCCATTGTTGGGTGAATTTGCTTCTTTTCCATGACTCTCTCGGCAAGGCTTAGAATTAATTGCTGCAAATAATAACACATTTTGTGTAAATCAAAATGATTGAATGATTTTTTTGTTTGTGTATACTGAATCAATCAAAATGATTTATTTCGAGGTACTAATGAGTAGTATCCAAAAAGATGCCGAGCTTATCGACAAGCACGGAGGTGCTACTGCACTGGCTCAAACTTTGGGCTACAACGTTCAGCGCGTTCAAAACTGGAAAATTAGAGGTATTCCCGCTAAGGAAAGATTTAAACACCCTGAACTACTCTTAGTCGATTTTATTCCAACGCCAAAGAAATAAAAACCGCCATCTGCTGTAACAGATAGCGGTTTGAATATCGTATTTGGAGCAAACCAAAATGAATGAACAAATCTTAGCACAAAATTCAGACTGTGCAAGCCCATATGATGATGAGGATCAAGTCCTCACTCAATGGCAAATTGATCATGATGCTTATGCAGAATCGATTTCTGAGTACAAGGAATCTCGCAAAGAACTTGAAAAGGCTTTGGGTGTTCAAAAAGATTTCAACAAAACTTCCCATCCAATTGGGGAGGTTATAGCGGACCTACAAAAACATGCTCACCTATATGTACTCTTGAATCGATTTGAGAGCGCTGTAATCAACCGTCTAAGAGCAAAGGATAAGTTGTAATGCACGATAATAATTCTATTGATGGCGGGGTAATTTTGCCTGATCCATTAATTGATAGTGATGTGGATTTACGCGACTTTGCATACATGCCACTTGATGTGGTGCGTTTCAGAGACAGCGATTTCACAGCTATTACAGATGGGGAAGCATTCAAGGCAGGTGTTTTGCTTTGGTGTGCTTCATGGCATCAAGTGCCTGCTGGATCACTTCCAAATGATGATCGTATTCTTGCAAATCTTGCGGGTTTTGGTCGCTTCATTGGGGAATGGGTAAAGGTTAAAGCTGAGGCATTGCATGGCTGGAAAGAGTGCAATGATGGCCGCATCTATCACCCAACAATCTGCGAGAAAGCACAGGAAAGCTGGGCATCAAAACAGGGCCATCACTACGCAAAATTTGCGGACAGAATGCGGAAATACAACAAAAAGCTTGAGTCGGAAGGCAAGAAATCCATAGATATTCCAACAAGTGAACAATGGATAGCTGCTGGATGTCCAAAAGATTGGGTTGAGTCTTCCACAAGTGTTCCACAAGAATTCCATCGGAATTCCAACGGAACTCCAAAAGAAAGCCAAAATCAATCTAGCGGAATTCCTTCGAATTCTGCTCTTAAGGGAGAAGTAATAGAACATAAGGGAAATAATATAAATATATGTCCGCCTAACGGCGAACCTGTACCCGCTGAAAAACCAAAAGAGAGTTTCAAAGAAGAAATCCAAGAGATCTTTGAATTCTGGAAAACAACGTTTAACAAAAACAGCCGTACTGTTTTGGATAACAAGCGTAAGACCAAGATTCAAGCTCGACTCAAAGAGGGATACACAGTTGAAGACATTAAGTTAGCGATTACTAATTGCTCTAAGTCTGAATATCACGTTCAAGGTGGTTATACAGACATAGAGTTAATTTGTCGTGAAGCATCAAAACTAGATCGTTTTATTGAAATGTCTAATCCAGCACAGGTTGCTATCCAACCGCAAACTGAGGATGAACAACCAGCACCTACTCAATACAAAGTAATTGAAGGGAGATGGTAATGGGGCTTAGTTCAAATATTCATGATGTGAATATGGAGCAATGTGTACTAGCTGCTCTAATGACCACAGCTTTGTCACTTGAGACAATTGGTCAAGAATTGGATGCTGAATGTTTTTATTCAGATCGTCACCAACAGATCTATAAGGCCATTGTAGAGCTATCAGAAAGCAACTGTCCGTATGACGTGGTAATGGTGAGTAACTACCTAAAAGGCAAAAACGTTTTGCACTTGATGGGTGGGGAAGAATACTTAATTCAACTTATGCAAGATGCGCCGAGTAGTTTTTACAACGCTGAAAGTTATGTCACTCAGTTAAATAAACTCAAAACACATCGAAGAATTGAGCAGATTGGTTTACGTATTGCTGCAATGGCGAAAGATACAACTTTGCCTGATGTATTTGTTGAGGCTGAAAATCTTCTTGGGCAAGTAGATAAGACGGATGATGCAGATATGGGAGCAAGTTTTGGAAGCGCTCTCGATAGTGCCTTAGAGCAAATGATTGACAAGTTTGATAAGCAGAGCAGACACGAAACAACAGGTGTTAAGTTCAACCTTAAAACACTAGATGAGATGTTAGGAACCGTACAAAACGGTCATTTTTGTGTAGTTGGTGGTCGTCCCGGTTCTGGGAAGTCAACTTTAGCCCAAATGATGGCAATTGATACGGCAATGCTTAAAAAAGAGGGTGTTCTTTTCATATCAGCAGAAATGGACAAAGAAACACTTTCTAATCGCATGTTTAGCTCACTTAGTTCCATTCCATACAACAACCTACACAATGCAACACTTTACGATGGGCTGCTAAAGGAATATGCAAATTACAAACAAGTTTATAGCGATCTGCCTATCTGGATAGAGCCAAAGCAAAAACCAAGCATTAGTGAAGTAAGAGCATATGCAAGGAGAGCTAAGCGCCGTTTTGCCAAAGCTGGCACCAAACTTGGCTGCATCATTGTTGATTATCTTCAGCTTGTAAGAGATCCAAGCAAAAAAGACCGCTTTCAAGAAGTTGGCTCTATTAGTCGTGAACTTAAATCTATGGCTAAGGAGTTTGAATGCCCGGTTGTAGCGCTCGTTCAATTAAATCGTGAATCAGAAAAAGGTAAGAAACCGAAAGCTTCTGACATTAAGGAATCAGGGCAGATCGAGCAAGATGCGGATCAAATTATTCTCGTTAATCCGCTCACTGATGATAAGACACTACAACCTCTTGGGGTCACTGAACTGATTATTGCCAAAAATCGACATGGCAAAAGAGGGAGTGTGCGCGTTCAGGAGTTTCTAGATGTTTGTAAATTTAAGGCAATTGAGGTGACTGCAGAATGAAAACGTTCCTAATCATTATGACCGTTGTTTGTATTGCAACTTTTCTCGGTTTGGTTATGGCTGCATTAGCTGCAAAGCTTCACCAGTTTTCAGGTAACCGAGCTAAATTTCGTTTTTCTTTGGCTTTTATGGATATCACTTTTTTCTTTTTATGTGTTTTGATCCTAATCGTATTGGGTGGAGGTAAATATCTGGCGTTTTCTCACGGAATTTTATTTTTGTTGGCGTTGTATCTAATTTTTTATCGGTTCGAAAAGTGGGAGCGTAAAGCGTGATAAAAGAAAATGTAAAGTTGCATATCATGCAAGGTGTAGACTGGTCTAAATATGATTTGCCTGAATGGTTGCGCCAATTTGGTTATTGGCAAGGGGCAGTGATTCGCTTTGGTGGATCTACTGAAAATCCATTAGTAGGAGCGATTAAAAAAGCAAAACTTAGACTTAAGAAAGGGGATAGGGAAAAGATCGTTGCTTATTATCTCTGTGATGAAAATTTTATCGAGAAGCCATCTAAAAAACCTAATGTCTGTCTAATTACAGACGATGAAGCTAGGGCCGTTCAGCGCTTGATCATTGATATTTTAGACGGCTGCACTTCTGAGGCTATGCTTGATTGGATGGACGCAATTATAGAGCGTTATTTCAATCAAAAATCGTGGACTCAGTTAGTAACTCCAGAGCGAACAGCCATGGATGCAAAATACGATGTTCGATGTGGCTTAGCAGCTTTGCACAATCGCTACCAGTTTATTAGATATAAAAATGGCTCAGTATGATCTAACTATTGATATTTATTGGTAATTCAGATAATTGTATGAAGATTAAACAACGGTGAGCAAGAATGATAGAAAATCCGCAACATTTTAATTTAATAACAAATTTTGAAGAAATCACATCTAGACCTAATTTTGTTGAAAAAGTGACGATTGCTAGGGGTGAGGATGTTCAAAACACTATCTCTGATTTAGTTGGTTTTTATGTGCTAAGGGATTTTGTTAGTTGTGGGATTTCTAGTTGCGGTAGAAAGCACCAAAAGGGTTATATTGCAGCGCTTCATGATGGCAATGAAATTATCATTGGCCATAAGTGCGGGAAAAAACACTTTGGTGTGACCTTTGATGAAAAAGCTAAACAGTTCAAGCATCTTAGAGACAATGCTAATCAATATCTGCAAATTAAGGCAATGTTTGAAAAGCTGCCACAGTTAAAGGAAAGTCTAGAAAGAATTTTGAACCAGTCGGGCAAAATGACATTTTTGCAAATAAAGATGGCAGTAAAGAGCTTTAAAGAAGATGCATTGGATTGCTGGATACGAATGAAAATTAGGCAAGAGGTAACAAGCAACGGATCTATTTTTATTGATTACTTCAAAACAAAAGAAGAAATCAATGCTGAAATCCTAAGTGGTAGAAAGAACATCTCAGACATCAAGCGGGTTTTGGTCGCAAATATTGCTGAATATGATGTTATCGCCAATTGGCATAATGCTGAAAGGTTAAAGGACTACTTTGATCGTCTGTACAGGGAAATCAAGAACCCCAACCAAATGGACGGGGTGGCAATTAAGGCATTATCCAAAAAGCTTAGACAGCATGACCAAAATTTGAGGGAGTTGGAGGACTATATAAAAAGAGGTAATCGCTTATTTACCCCTGAAAACCTAGTTCAATTCGCCGTGTTATTTACAAAACCACATGAGCAAAAAATTATTGAGAAATATGCAAATAATTTTGCTTGAACACTTGACCCTGATCAGGGCTAGTGGTATTTTTGTGTTAAAGTTGTGCGAAGTGTAAATAAGGTGCAACTAAATTAGTAAGTAACCCTTGCACCATACGCAAGAAGGCGAAACTAGATTAAAGCCTGTCATTGAGTTGATGGGCTTTTTGCGTTTCTGGAGAATCAAAAATGGGCAATACATGGCACGCTGATCAAGATAATAATATGCGCCCAGATGTTGAAGGGTTGCCTTGTCCATTCTGTGGATGTACTCATGGTTTAGCAGTAGATTCAGATTCTCATGATTTAAAAGAACATGGAGTGATTTGGTCAGCTCGCGCATTTTGTCATGAATGTGGTTCACAAAGTCCAAGTACACATGTAACCACTTGGCCTGATCATCCGTTAAGTGATGAAAGACTTTATGTTGATTGGGAAAACGAACGTGAGGTCGTAAATCTCGCCGTTAAGATCTGGAATATACGAGTTTAACTTTTATCTCGCGAGAGGTGCTTTGTTGGGGCACCTCTCAATTTTGCCGAACGGATTACGGCGCATGAAGCCCTGCCAAATACTAGTTATTGGCGGGGCTTTTATTTTTTACGCCATTCGTCTAATTGGATAAGACATCATAATTCTAGTGTGATTGATGCGGGTTCGAGTCCTGCATGGCGTGCCATTTAATTTAGAGAAGTGTGCTGCATAGATATAGCCTCTTGCCAAAGTGGATATCAAAGCTAAGGAGTAGCTCACTTCGTCTAAGTCAAATGGATTGGGGTGAACATGGACACAAACGAAGCCAAAAAGAATCTTGATAAATATTCGGAAGAGTTAAGCCGTTACCAGAACTTATCTCGTACTGGATTGAGTATCGAAGAAATGCTTGTTATAGACCGCATCATAATGCGATTGAAAAACAAGATTAATAATTTACGGTCTATGTTGAATGCGTGATGCCAAAAGACTAGCCGAAGTACGCAAGCTGCCATGCATGAGATGTGGTGCACCAGCACCAAGCCAAGCCGCGCACTCTAATTCAAGCAAAGACGGTAAAGGCAGATCTATTAAGGCTTGCGACTCTAAAACTGTTTCTATGTGTTTTTCCTGCCATCATTTATTTGATACCTACCAACTAGGCAACAGACAGGAAAGCGAAGAGCTATTTAATAAATGGCTTAAGCGAACCAACGCAATGCTTGAGTCTGATGACGATTTATTTTAACCAGGGCTGAGAAGCTCTTTTTTTGTATCTTTATAAAGGTGAAACAATGAAGATGAAATTCTTAGCTATTGGTTTAATGTGCACAATGACAATGATTGGTTGTTCACGTGATGCTCAAGTAGCTTCTAAGAACCTTTCTTATGCTGCTGATAACTTTGAGCTGGACCGCAGGATTGTTTTTTATAACGGGATTACTGGTGACTACATTCTCACAATCGAGGGTAAATGTTCTTTTGATGCAGTAAGTGAAAAGAAAGTGGATGTAACTTGCAAGACAGGTGATTCAGAATTCAAGAAACATTCTTTGGGTATATCTGACAATGTTACTTATTTTTCTGAGCAACTAACAAGTAAAGGTGTTAGCAAATACCACTACAAGGTAGCTTTTAAACCTCAATCAATCATCCCTGACGTTGATCTGAAAGTGAATTAATTCCCTCGAGTTCGAGGGTTTTAATTTTTGAGGGGAATATGGACAGACACACATTATTATCAATAGGCATTGGCCTAGTGCTTGGTTTCATGTTGATTTTAATCACAGAGCATTTCCGCTTTGTTATAGGCATGGTTCTGAGTGTGTTGGCTTTGAGATGGTTGTTTAGCCAGTGGTGAGTGTATGGAACCAGCAACATTCCCAATCAATAGTTATTCTGGGATTGTTCAGGTAATTAACTATCTGAACAATAACCACTCCAAAGCAGCCGCAGAAGGTAAACCTTTAGTCGTTAGAATCAATCAGAAGGAAGACGACAGAAGCGCTGCACAAAATCGGCTTTACTGGGCTTGGCTTGAGCAGATCAAGCAAAAGACCGGTAATTCAAAGGATGACCTTCATTTACTTTTTAAGAAAAAGTTTCTTGCCCGGATCTATGTTGAAGGTCGGCAAGAGACTGCAGAAAAGTACATGGCTTTGCAGAACTTTAAAGATGTTATTCAAGCATTCGATGGACCTAAGCGCCGTCAACTTGAAAAGGATTACCAGGTTTTGGTCAATACCTTCATTAAAGACCACCTACAAAGCAAGAAGGCCACCATTAAAGAATTCACTAAATATCTGGATAAGATCAACATCTATGCACATAGAGACTTGGGCGTGATGTTGATTATCCCGGATGACCTTAAGTGGTGTTATCAAAATGAGCAATGATTCAAATTTGCAAGACGTGGTGCTTAAGCTGATAGAGCAAACAAACAAGCTTATTGACCAAAACAATAAGCTGACTGATCACAACAATAGACTGATCGAACAGAATAGCTTACTCGTTCAAATCAATGCAGAACAATCCGCTCAGTTATCCGAAGTTCTATTAATGCTTGAAGATAGTGAACCGGCACAACGGTCAGGATCACTAGATGGGTGATGTTATGAGCACAAGTGAATGTATTAGCTTTCAAGAGGCAGTAGAGATTGGGCTTCAGAAAGCAGCGGATAGTGAAAGAATAAAGGCTGAGGTTCAAAGCATTTTACAAGAGTTGAATTCAGTAGCTGCAAAAGCAACTAACAGAAATTTCATTTTATTTGATTTGTCTGAACCGGAAGTTAAACAACTGTCACCTCTTAAATTTGACTTCAATAACTATAGCTTTCCTATCGCCGTAAGGTGTGGAGCATTAGAAGTTGAATGCAATAGCATTTGTGAACTTGTTGAGTCAATAAAGCAATTTCTAAGATCAGCCTATTTTGGTGACTTTATAAGGATGAATATCAATGCCTAGAATTGTATCGGTTATACCGCCTAAAGATGACTCCAACATTACTAAAGCACAGGGTACAAAAATATTGCTTGATAATGGCGAGTACCTACGATGTGTCCACAAAATCACTTTAGTAGCAGAAGTTGATTCGCCGTGGAAAGCAATCATTGAAGTGTACCCATCTAATCAAGAGCAAATTAATGCATTGCTTGCAGATGTTGAGGTTATTAAACGTGACCAAGAATACAACCGCTTGGATGAGATTGAAAAGGAAATCCAGCAACTACAAGACGAGAAGGTGCTCATTGAACGCAAACACCGTCCAGAAGTAACAGGGCTTTCAATAGCTGGTGTAGCGAATGTACCAATGGAAGGGACTTTCTTGGTTGATAAAGGTGAGAGAGTTTTAAAGCCGCCTAAGAACGATGCTTTAACGGAGTTCCTTAAAAACAACCCTTCTCATTCAACAATCATTCCACCAGTAACAGGGCTGGTGAAAGATGAACAGGGTATTGTTCGCACCGTTCCAGATTCCAAAGGTGAGCAAGATGATTCAGAAGAGCATTATTAATAATCGCTTGGGGTTTTATGGATTAGATGGTCTTGAACAGCCGCATTTAATTATTGAGCCAGAAACTCCAGAAGTCCAGCGTAAACAATTGGAACTCCGTTTAGTTAGATTGATCCAAGAATATCAACGCAAGGGTTTAGATATCGATTGGATATCAATTGACTTACTTAATGGTGTAGATGCGCGAGTAAACTTAAATGAAACTCCAAACATTCAAGAACAAGTTACAGACGCTACAGGCACCCGCACAAACCCAGAAGAACTCTAAACAAAACAATTGGGGTTCTGGTCGTGGTGGTCGTCCGTGGCGCCGTCTTAAAGCAAAGATCCATTTACGTGATGAGTGGACCTGTCAATGTTGTGGCATTGTCACTAAAGACTTAGAGCTTGACCATATTGTGAATGTGGCAAGAGGTGGAACGGATGATGAATCCAACCTCCAATCTCTTTGTGTTCCATGCCATAAAAAGAAAACCCAACAGGAGAGCAGGCAGGGGGGAGGTTAAAAGTTCCAAGCCCTTCGCCGTTGGACACCGCCCCCCATCTCATTTATAAAAAAATTTCCCTCTCAGAAAAAGTTAAAGCAAAAAGTTAAAATCAAGTTAAAGGTAGAGCAATGGCATTAACAGAGAAAATGGAAAAATTTGCTCTTGCCATTGTTGACGGCAAGACAAATAAAGAAGCAGCAATTTCAGCAGGTTATGCAGAAAAAACCGCATCCGCCGCAGGTGCTAGATTAGCAAAAGATCCTGAGATTATTGTGTATATCGAAATGTTAAAGGCCAAAAAAGAAGGGCGCTCTTTAACATCCGATCGACCTAATGTTAAACCTGAAAACAAACCAGAAAATAGCGGTGAAGATGAAAACCCTATTGAGGAATTTCAGTTTGAAGGCGATGACCCTTTAGATTTTTTAATTAAGGTCATGAACTTCAATGGCAACAAGCTGCCTTTAAGAATGCAGGCAGCAATTGCAGCACTACCTTATAAGCATGGCAAGGTTGCAGAAAAAGGCAAGAAAGAAACCAAAGCAGAAACTGCAAGAGAAGGTAGTAAATCAGGAAAGTTTGCAACTTTAGATAATCAATTGATGAGCTAAATTATGTCTTCAATGTCACCCATCTGGACTACAGCTTGCCCAGATTGGGCGACTCGTATTGTTTCTAAACAATCGTTAATGCCGTGTAAGCCATTATTTCCCAAAGTGGCTGACGTAGCGGAGCGTATCTTTAAAGAGTTAATTCTTGTTGATGTGATGGGTAGCCCTAAGATGGGCGATGTCACATTGGAATGGGTAATCGAGTTTGTTCGTGCAATCTTTGGCGCATATGATCCAAGCACTAAGCGTAGATTAATACGTGAGTTCTTTCTTCTGATTTCAAAGAAGAATACAAAGTCTACAATTGCCGCCGGCATCATGCTTACTGCTTTAATTCTTAATGATCGTATGTCGGCTGAGCTTATTCTGTTGGCGCCCACAAAAGAGGTCGCGGACAATAGTTTTAATCCAATCCGAGATTTCATTCGCGCCGATGAGGAATTAAGTGAACGATTCAATGTGTCTGAGCACACAAAAACAGTTACGCATCTAGGTACTGGAGCAACACTTAAAGTTATTGCAGCAGAATCTAATGCGGCAGCAGGTAAGAAAGCTTCAATCATTTTGATAGATGAGGTCTGGCTATTCGGGAAACGTGCCAACGCTGAATCAATGTTCCGTGAAGCAAAGGGTGGTTTAGCATCACGACCAGAAGGTTGTGTGATTTATCTGTCTACCATGTCAGATGAAGTGCCATGTGGTGTTTTCAAACAACTTCTAGACTATGCCCGTGATGTGCGTGACGGCATTAAAGAGGATAAAAGCTTTCTGCCACTTATTTATGAATTCCCTAAGCATCTAGTAGAAGCTGGAGAACATTTAAAGCCAGAAAACTTCTATATAACCAATCCAAACTTAGGTGCTTCGGTTGATCATGAATATCTGATTTCGGAATTTAACAAAGTTAAAGATGCTGGTGAAGAATCTCTTAGAGACTTCTTGGCCAAGCATTTAAACATCGAAATTGGCATGAACCTTCGTGCTAACCGGTGGGCGGGTGCAGAGTATTGGAATGCTCAAGCTAAAGATATCCAAATCGACCAACTAATTGAGCTATCCGATGTCATTGCTTTGGGTATTGATGGCGGTGGGCTTGATGACTTATTAGGATTCGCTGCACTAGGACGGTTATCAGCAGACCCTCGCATCTGGTGGCTTTGGAACCATGCATGGGCAAATAAAGTTGCTTTGGAGCGCCGAAAAGAAAACATCCCAAAGTACCAAGACTTTGAAAAAGAGGGAAGTCTGACTGTAGTTGAGAAAGTTGGCGAAGATATCGACCAATTGGCACTGATTGCAAAGCAGGTTTATGAAAGTGGCAAGCTTGACAAAATTGGACTGGACCCGCAAGGTCTGGGCGGTCTTTTGGATGGCTTATTGGGTGTAGGTATTCCACAAGAGCAACTTGTTGGTGTGCCGCAAGGTCATAGGTTGATGGGGTACATCATGACTGCTGAACGGAAACTGGCGGAGGGCAACCTTTGGCATGCTGGGCAGCAACTTATGACTTGGTGTGCTGGCAATGCGCGAGTTGTGATGATTGGTAATGGGATGCGAATCACCAAGCAAGAATCAGGGGTTGGGAAAATTGACCCTTTGATTGCAACATTTAATGCCGTGGCTCTAATGACTATGAACCCGATTGCCAAGAATTTAGACATTGACGAATATTTAGAGGATGTCGTGATAGCATGAGTACCACACAAGAGCCGGGGTTTTGGTCCCGCTTCTGGTCACGATTGACTGGAAACACACAATTAAAAAAAGGCGATTCGTCTTATCCTTTTGATAGTTATTTATCACCCGGTGGATCAGTTGTCACACCTGAAACGGCTTTGAAGCTTTCTGCAGTTTGGGCATGTGTAAAATTAAGAGCTGAAACTATCTCAACTCTTCCTTTACAGCTTTACGACAACAATAAACGTCTTGCTACTGATCATTACCTTTATCGAATTTTGCATGATTCACCCAATGCTGATATGTGTGCAAGTGAATTTTGGCAAGTTCAAGTTGCTTGTGTTGACTTATGGGGGAATGCATACAACCTCATTACAAAAGACTCAAGCGGAAAAGTAATTGCTCTTGAGCCACTTTTCCCGAGTGGTATGGTTGTAAAACGTAATGATTTGGGAGCGATTGATTTTCATTACACTGAAAATGGGAAAACAACAACCTATTCAGAAGACCAAATCTTGCATTTTAAGGGTTTTACTCTTGATGGACTCGTTGGTTTATCTGCTATTCAATTTTTTGCTCAAACCATAGGCATGCAGTTTGATGCAAATAATCAAGCACAGGACTGGTTTAAAAATAGCTTAAAGGTTGGCGGTTTTTTGGAGACTGGAGAGCAAACCTTAACTAAAGAGCAACGTGAACGGCTAAGGAATCACTTAAGCGAATTTAGTAAGCCGGAGAATGCAGGCAAGTACATGGTGCTTGAAGCTGGAATGAAACTTTCTGGCTCAAATAGCATTCGAATCAACCCAGTTGATGCTCAGTTACTTGAATCTCGGTATTTCGGTATTGAAGAAATATGCCGAGCCTTTGGTGTTCCACCTCAGTTAATTGGTCATACAAACAAAGCAAGTTCTTGGGCTTCAAGTCTTGAGCAGACTAATAGGGGCTTTTTGACCTATTCACTTAATCCTCAATTGGTCCGATATGAGCAGACAATCACAAAGAGATTGTTTTTACCAAGCGAAAAATACAAATACAGACCGAAATTTGCCGTTGAGGGCTTATTGCGAGCTGATAGCGCAACACGTTCGGGGTTCTATACAAACATGATTCAAAACGGTGTTATGACGCGTAATGAAGTGCGGGATTTAGAAGACTTGGCGCCTTTACCGGGTGGCGATGAGCTAATGGTTCAAATGCAAATGGTCGGATTGAAAGATCAGGGGAAAACCAGTGGATAGACTTAAACTAACTTTAGAAATCAAAGCCACCCAAGAGGGTGGCTTTTTTTCTGGCTACTTAGCTGCTTTTGACAACCTTGATTCTCATGGGGACATCATCCGCAAAGGTGCATTTGCCAAAACTCTTCAAGAGTGGAAGGCAAAAGGCAAGTACCCAGCAATCTTTTGGGATCACAACCCATCTGAACCAATCGGAATTTTTACCGAAATGCGTGAAGACGAAAAAGGGTTGTACGTAGAAGGTCGTCTCTTAATTGACGATGTGCCGCGAGCTAAAGCTACTTATGCGCTGATGAAGGTTGGCGCGATTGATGGCATGTCCATTGGCTATATCACCAAGTCTTATAGACGCGATCCAGATTCACTAATCCGCGAACTGCTGGAACTGGAGTTAGTGGAGGGTTCAATTGTTGCCTTTCCTTCCAATCCAGAAACCCTAATCAGTTCCGTTAAATCCAAATTACAAGATGGCGAGCTGCCATCCCTACCAGAATTTGAAAAGTTCCTGAGAGAGTCAGGATTTTCAAAAACGCAAGCCACTGTCATCGCTAGTAAGGGTTTGCGTCATCTTTTGAGCGAGTCAGAGGGTGAAAACGAAAAAGCGAAATCAATTTCAAATGCCTTAAATATTTTACGAGGAATCAGTAATGACTGAAAAAACTTTAGAACAACTCGCTCAAGAGTTCCAAAAACACGTTGATACAGTTAAAGAAATCGCCGAAGAGTTCAAAGGCAAACAAGCAAAAAGTGAAGAAATCTCACAAAGCGCCAAAGATAAAGCGGACGAAGCTTTAACTACGTTAAATGAAGTTAAAAACAAACTGACAGAACTGGAGCAGAAAGCTGCACGCCGTGGTAATGGTGAAGTTGAAACCAAAAAGCAAACCATGGGTGGTGAGTTTGTTGAAACTACAGAATACAAAAATGCTGCTGAGTCGCAGTATCGTGGTATTCAACGTGTTGAGTTAAAAAACACAATTGGTACAACTGAAGTTGGAAAAATCATTCCAGCTACCAATCTTGGCCTGCAATTACCAAATCAAATGCGTCTTACAATCCGCGATATTTTGGCGGGTGGCAGCATGAGCGGGAATCTCATTGAATATGTTCAAATGAAAGAATTCACCAATAATGCAGCAGTAGTTGCAGAAGGTGCAAACAAGCCAGAATCTGGAATTACATTTGAAGATAAAGATGCCAAAGCAGTTGTAATTGCTCACTGGTTAAAAACGACCACTCAAATGTTAAGTGATGCACCAGCATTGCAGTCATTCATTGACAACATTTTGCGCCATGGTCTTGACATCAAGCTTGAAAAGCAAATTCTTGCTGGTGATGGAACCAATGGCAATATGCTTGGCTTAATCCCTCAAGCGACTGCTTATGCTCCGCCTGCAGGTGCTCCAGCAACGCCAAACATGTTTGATGTATTGCGTTTTGCAATGCTTCAAGTTGTATTGGCCGATGACTTTGCAAACGGCCATGTACTCAACCCAATTGACTGGGCGTTGATGGAAACGCAAAAAGATGCAAACGGCAACTACATCATTGGGAACCCGCAATCACAAGCGGTTCCGACATTATGGGGATTGCCTGTAGTTCAAACCGCGGCTATGGATGCGGGTAAATTCTTAACAGGTGCGTTTAATACTTCTGCCCAATACTTTGAGCGTTGGGGTGCTGCTGTCCAAATCGGTATGCAAGGCGATGATTTCACCTCTAATAAACGTACTTTACTTGCTGAAACCCGTGGAGCATTAGCTGTTTATAAGCCTAAATCGCTTGTATATGGCTCTTATACTCCTGCTACGGGTGGTTAATTCATTTTGGGATGGTGTTCGTCACCATCCCATTTAGAGAGGCCAAAATGAAAGAATATGAAGTTTTACGCCCACACTTTGGAGATAAAGACTACAAAGAGGGCGATATTCGAACCGCAGATCCAAACGTGGTAAGGCATTTGATAGAAAATAAAGTTTTACGTGAATACCAAACAAAAGTTGATCCACCAAAACCAGCGACAAGACGGAATAATTCAAAATGATCACACTCGAACGAGCTAAGTTGCAATGTCGAGTTGATCACGATGATGAGGATGTGCTTTTTCTTGAATGGATAGCTCAAGCCGATGAAGAAATAGCGATCGACATCGACCGAAAAATTATTTCAAATGAGTCAGAAAGAACTTCTGAAACGGACATTGTGGACTGCAAGAAGTTAGATAATGCCCGGTTGATATTTATTGAGTATAAGTACAGCCGAAGTCTAGAAGGAAAACCTCAAGCATATTGGGATATTTTGCAGCCTATTAGAGAAATGGGGGTCTAATATGCCCAGCATTACTCCAAAACTAAAGCACCGCATCACTATTCAGAAGGCAATTCAAACCCAAGACCAAAACACTGGAAAATTAATCCCCTCATGGTCTAATTTTGCAACAATTTGGGCAGAAGTTACCGACCTTTCAACAAGGGATGTTATTGCTGCCAAAGCTGCCAATAGCTCAATTCAGGCACGAGCAAAAGTTCGCTACAGCACTACAACCAAACAAATTAACAGCACTATGCGGGTATTATTTGGTGGTTACTATTACAAGATTGATGGGAACCCAATGCGAGACCCAGACTCACGCCGTGAGTATTTAACTATCAACCTTGCAACAGGTGATAAAGCATGGAATGGGTGATTTATGGCTACTCAAATACATGGCTTGGAGCCTGCATTAAGACGAATGCGGGCAATTGGTAATGACAAGACTGTAAAACGTATTGCCCGTAAAGCGATGCGGCAGGCAATGAATATTGCAAGAGATGCAGCCCGTCAAAAAGTTAAACGTTTAGATGATCCCACCACTCCAGAAAAAATCTGGAAAGAAATTGTGGTTCAAAATGGCCGGAGTAGAAATAAAAACACTTTGGTTATGCGCGTGGGAGTGCGTGGTGGTGCACGTATCCCATATACAAACAATGCTCAAAATAGACGTGCTGGGCGTGTTGGTCAAACTTACCAAGCGGACGGACGAGTCTTTTACTGGCGATTCCTTGAGTTAGGCACAAGTAAACAGCCTGCTACTCCGTTTTTACGCCCTGCTTTATACGAAAACATTGAACAAGTTACCGATAAATTTGTTCAAGTGTTTAATTTTGAACTCAGCGTGGTTTTAGGTGCAGCTTAATGATTGATGTTCCAATTTTTAAATTAGCCAGAGCAGATCCAGCGGTTAAGGCTCTACTTGAAAGCGATGGAATTTTGCGAGTCTGGAAGTTTGGAAGTGCTCCAGATGAGCCACAAGCGCCATATGTGACATGGCAAACAATTTCTGGTGATTCAAATAGCAACCTTGATTCACGCCCTGTTTCAGATAATGCAATTATTCAAATTGATGTATATGCAACTGATGAGGATGTTGTTGAGCAGGTTGCAAAAGCAATTCGCTTCGCAATTGAACTTGATTGTTATGTGGTTCGTTATGGCGAGGCAGATAAGGACCCCGTAACAGGAATGCCTCATTATTCATTTGATGTTAGCTGGATCATAAACCGCTAATAAAACTTAAACCATATTTTCACTTAGCACCCATTTCGGGTGCTTTTTTTATGCCTAAAATTAAGGAGCGCTCTTAATGGCTAATGTTAAAACTCTAAAAACACAGTTATTTACTGTGTTAAATGGTCAAGTGGTTCGTTTTGTTTGCTCTAAACGGATTGACTTGGGGCAAGATTCATTTCAAAAAATTGATGTGACTTGTCTTGATGCAGACTCAAAACAGTATGTTCGCGGTATGCGTGATCCCGGTGAAGGTGCAGTAGAAATCGATTACGATGATACGAACACCAGTCATGACAAATTAATTGAAATTGCCGAATCTGGAGAGATTTTAGAATGGCATGTTGGTTCGGGTCATGCTTCCACCGAACCAACTTATGATGCTACTACCGGTATTGATCTGCCAAAGGATCGTATGTGGTGGTCATTCAAGGGTTATATTAATCCTACTGCACCGAATGCATTTGAAGTCGATTCTGTAGTTGGTTATTCATTCACATTAATTCGTACTTCTGGCGTAACTACAACTAAACGTACGGTGGCTTCATAATGGCTAAGATCAGCATTACAGACTTAAAGCAGAGTGTAACTACTCTAAACGTTCCAGTTAAAAAAGCCGTCAAGTGGAATGTTGAAGCGACTGAAAGTAATATTGAGTCACTTAAAAAATTGACGAAAAACAATTCATTAGAGCTTGGTGATATTGTTGAGCTTGAAGCTGATATTTTTGTCAAAAAAATGAACTTCAAGGAAAGTCGAGAGGCATCCAAGGCAATTGAATGGGATCTTAATTATGAGAATCTTGAGGATTCAAAGGTTAAGAAAATCGACTCAACTCACATGCAAGCTGCTCAATTACTTGGTTCAATTTGCTCGGATCAAAAGGGAACACCTTTTTTCTCAAGTGTTAATGACATCTATAAAGCAGAGCCTAGTTTAATAAATGCTATGTATGCTGCTGCTGATGAAGTTAATAATTTTTTGGGAAAGTCTCGGAAGAAGAGCTTGCAGACAGAGAACTCCTCATTGAACTCGTCCTCAATGGAATCGGTGGAAGCACTTTAGCAGAAGCCGAATTAAACATTAGTCATAAAGAGTTGATGGAATGGAGAGCCTATCGTCAAAAATATGGCTCTCTTTTCTTTGGTCGCCGGCTAGAGCAAAGCTTTGGAAGCTGGATGGCGCATTACACAGGCTTCAAAGTTAAAGAGGGAACAAAAGTAGACCCTTATATATTTATGCCTCATGAAACGCCACCAGACGATGACAATTCATTGTCATTAGAGGAGTATTTTGAGAAGTATCATAGTAACTAGCCCTGCCATAAGGTGGGGCATGTGACATTTACACACCCTTTTGTTAAATTGAAGAAAATTGAAAAAACGGTGTGTAAATGAATAAGTTTTTAATTATTGTCATTCTGGGCTGTTTGTTACTTGGATGTGGAAAAACAGAACAAGAAAAACTCAATGACGAAAGGCAGAAACTCGACTTACAAGTGCAAAAAATTGTTAGAGATGTGTTAAAAGATGGTGATACAGCTAAGTTTCGTAATCAATGGGAGCTATGCGGTGAGGTAAATGCTAAAAATAGCTTTGGCGCTTACACTGGATTTCAGCGATATGTAGTAACAGAGGAAAAAATATTTTTTGAAACTGACTTCAACACTGATTCAACGTCTTTAGAAATTTTCAATAAACTTTGGAATGTCAACTGTAAAAGATAGTTAAACATTAATTTTTAAAAACCCCGCTAATTAGTGGGGTTTTTTATTGCCCGGAGAAAAGTAATGGCCACAACTTCACTTGGCAGATTAACACTGGATCTAGTGGTTCAGACGGCTAGTTTTTCAGAGCCCCTAAGTAGAGCTGAACGGCAGGCGCGAACATCGAGTCAAGGGATTGCTAATTCTTTAAATATTGCTGCTATTGCTGTAAGTGCATTGAGTGGAGCAGTGGCTGGTCTTTCAGTGGCTCAGCTTGTTAATTTTAGTGATCAAGTTATTCAGACTGGAAATGATATTCAAAAGTTTTCAAAACTTGCGAATGCTTCAGTGCGTGAATTTCAGTATTACGCCAAAGGGGCAGAAACTGCTGGAATTTCATTGGAATCTTTTGCAGATAAAATGAAAGACATGCAGGATCGTATAGGCGATTTTCAGCAAACAGGTGGTGGGCCTTTAGCTGACTTTTTCACCAATATTGCCCCTAAAGTTGGGGTAACTATTCAACAGTTTCAGAAATTATCAGGACCTCAAGCGTTACAGCTATTTTATAATTCTTTAGAGAAAGCTGGCGCGTCAACAAATGACATGAAGTTCTATATGGAAGCAATCATTTCTGATTCTTCTTTGTTAATTCCATTGCTTGAAAAAAATGGTCAAGGTTTTAAGAAGTGGGGTGATGCCGCTGAAAAGGCTGGCGCTATCATGTCTGATGATTTAGTTACGAGCTTGGCAGAAGCAAAAGAAAGTCTTCAATTAATGGATCTACAATGGCAAGGGGTTGAAGCCAGATTAATAAATAGTGTCGTTCCTGCTATCGAAACGGTTATAGAGAATTGGGATGATATTAAAGCGGTAACTATTGCCGTGTCTGCTGGTATAGCAACTAGATTTGTTCCCGCTTTAGTTGTTGCAACATATCAACTAGGACAAACTGCTATTTTTGCAGTCCGTGCTGGTGTGGGCTTGGCAAGTTTTGCTAGAACTGCTGGGGCAACTACAGGGGTACTTGCTTTGCTTGGCGGGCCTGCGGGCTTGGGTATGTTGGCTGCTCAGTTAGTTGTGGCCGGTGGCGCATATTATCTAATGACTCAACAGACTAAGGACACTACAGAGGCGCTGAGTGACCAAGGTCTTACAGTTGATGAGTTAAAAGAAAAATATAAAAAGCTAAATGCAGAACAGCTAAAAATTAAATCTTTAGATGTTGCGGATGCAATTAGCAAGCAAAACAAGATTATTGACGAAACATACTCTCAACTCGACCGCCGTGTTTATAACATTCTTACTGGTGCAGGAACTGAAAAACAGGCAGGTGCATTACAGCAGTATATTGATGACCTTAAAGCTGGTGGTGATCGGGCTGCACAAGCTTTAAATGTTTTATCAGCAACAAATGTTTTTAGTGACTCTCAATTGAGAAGTATTGCCGACTTTGGTTTAAAGATTAAAGGGGCTACAGATGAGATTCAGAGACAAAAAGATATTCAATCTATTGTCAAAAACGTCACTGATGAGACAACTAAGGCACAGCAAGACCAAGCAAAAGCTGTCAATGAATCTGCTAAGGCATGGCAATCACTGACACAAAAACAGCGAGAATATATTAATCAGGCCAACAAGGATGCTTTGCGTGAGAAGTATATTCAGGAAAATATGCGTGTAGGCGGTTGGACTAGAGAGAAGGCTGAATTTTTTGCTGATGCTCAAGCTAATACCAATGAAGAAAATGCATATAAAATTAAATTGCCAAAAGCGGTTGCTGATGCAGCACTTAATAGCTTTAATCGCAAAAACTATACTTTTGGGAAACCTGAGTTAGAGGCAATTGCTCGTGCACAAGGTATTGCTAAGGCAAATAATTTTGCTCAGATTGAAGGTTTGTATGGTTTGCCTGCTGGAACACTTGCTGCCTTGATTCTTCAAGAGTCTGGGGCGAATGCTGGAGCAAAAAGTCATACTGGGGCAACAGGTCTTTTCCAAACAACGAGTGTATTTAGAAAACAGTATGGCCTTAATTCAAAAAGTTCGATTGAAGAAGTTGCAACAGCAGCGGCTAAAGACTTGCAAAAACACTACCAAGATTTTGGTGATCGTGCAAAAGCCTTAATGGCCTACAATGCAGGTGCAGGTGGCTTAAGAACCTATTTGAAAGGTGGTCTATCAGATAGCAAGCGCAAAGAGGTTGCTGGTTACGTACCCGGTTTCCAAAAATGGTTCGCTGGAGTATCTGGGAAATCTACTGTAGATAATTCAATTTTAATGCCTACTCAGGCAGATCAACTTGAATTAATCAACAAAGCTGCCGAGTCTCAACAGGCTATTGATGAGGCAAGAAAAGAAGTTAACGCACGGTATTACACTGAAGCTCAACGACTTGCAAAGGAGCATCAAGATAATATTGATAAGATCACACTTGCGTACGCTGGTACACCGCAGTTAAAAGAAAAGCTTGCTCAAGAGAATGCATTATATGCCGCTCAAATTGCAAAACTTGAGTCTGATAAAAAGGAAGAGTACAACCAGTACTTTGCTTTTGAAACTGATCGAATCAAGCAGATTGAACAAAACTTTGATCGACAAAAAGAGTTAATCGACTCTAATGCCGAGTATGAGTACGGGAAATCGAAAAAAGCTTTAGAGATTAAAGCTGCTCTTGAGCGTCAAAAACAAGTTGAAATTGCTGCCGTAAAACGCGAAGAAGATGCACAAATTCAGTCGGCGTTTGAGGGTTATCTAAATCAGACTGAAATTGTTGTGAAGCGTTACCAACGTGAACGTGAAGAAATACTTCAAACTTATAGTTTAAGTAAACGTGTTCGCGAAGAGATGGCAAAATCTAAGGATTATGCAATTTTTGAAACTTTAAACCAAGCTTCTGACAACGTCTTTCAAGTTGGTCAGAACTCTGCTCAATCTCTATTTAATAGACTTAATCCTGAAGAGTTTTCAAAGTTTAATTTGCAAAATCAATATTCTTCAGATTTCGGAGGACTCCAAACATCCTACAACGATGAAGTTGCTGGAATAAGTGCAATATCAGATGAGAATCTTCGCAATTCTATGCTTTTAGATGCACATGAGCAGTATTTGCAATCGAAAGCCGCACTTGATGCAGATTACGCACAAAAAGAGCGTGATTTGGATCAACAGAATTTTGAAACCAAGATGCAAGTTTATTCGCAAATTGCTGGAATGACTGGGCAGGTCTTTTCAGACATGACCGCACTATTAGAGCAAAGTGTTGGGAAGTCAAATGCACTTTACAAAACTATGTTCTTTGCCTCTAAGGCTGCTTCAATAGCTCAAGCAATTGTTAATACGGAGGAAGGTGCTACTAAGGCACTGGCGCAAGGTGGCGCTTATGGGAGTGTTTTGGCTGGAGTTGTTAGGGCAACAGGTTACGCTTCAGTTGGCATCATGGCAGCTCAAACAATCCAAGGTATGGCCCACAACGGTATAGATAATATCCCGCGTGAAGGTACATGGCTTTTAGATGGTGGTGAACGTGTATTAAACCCTCAACAGAACAAAGATTTGACGAATTATTTAAATAATCGTCAAAACGGGGCTAGTGAGGGCAATGTGCAAATCAGCCAACAGATTACGTTTGCTGATGGATCCGCAAGCGTCAATACACAAGGGCAAAAGCAAATTGCTGAATCTCTGAATAATGCAATGGACGCATGGGCTAGACGAGAAAGCCGTCAAGGCGGTGTCTTATTTAATCTTGTAAGACGTTAATTACCCAAGTTTAACCACTTAAAACCAAATAAACCCACTCTCTTGAGTGGGTTTTTTAATGGGAGTACAAAAGTGAAAAAGTACATTATGACTTTTCTGCTTGCTTTATTGATTGCTGTAGTTTTCTACATAAGTGCAAATTTAATTGATTTTAATCTAATTGAATATGCAACGGGTTTCGTCTTTGGATTGTCATTTGCCCTCATTTTTAAAAAACAATCTAAGAGTACTAAAATTGCTGACTTAATGGACAAGCAATTAAAAGAATGGGGAGTTCGTGAAAGTAGGCGGGCAGGTTTATTCGCTCCAGATCAAGATACGAAGGATCTAGAAAGTTGCAAAAAACGTTTTAAGGATAGTCCGGTTAGTATGAAAGTTGAGTGGTCAAAAAAAGATGAGTAATCGTAAATTCACTTGGTGCCAAGATTTAGAAGGTAATTCAGGTTCACAGAGCTTTAATACTTTGTCATCTAAGTTTGGTGATGGATATGAGCAAAATGTCTCAATAGGAATCAATAACCGAACAGGTACTTGGCAATATTCCCGGACAGCAAAAAAAGCTGAAATTATGCAAATCAAAGCATTCTTCGATCAGCACAAGGGCGCGGACTCATTTCTGTGGGATTCACCTTTAGACGGTGAGGTCCGAGTAAAAACAGGCGAATATCAACCCCGCTGTTTGGGCGGTGATGTTTGGCAAATCTCAACGACATTCACCCAAGTTTTTTACCCTTAATTTAAACCCCTTTAAAGCCCCTTTTTAGGGGCTTTTTTATGCGAGTAAGAAAATGACGATTCAAACAGTAAATCTTGGCACAGCGCCTACTGGCGCAGGCGGTGATACATTTCGTTCGACCGGCGCAAAAGTAAATGAAAACTTTACCAACTGGTCACATGCGGCAAGTCGATATGTAGGGCAAGCTGGTGGAAATCTGATGGAAGTTGGTGCTTTTGGTTTGGGCGGTTATATGACGCAATTATCTATGCCGAATGACTCAACTGTGCTTGGTTCGGGCTTTTATTATTATGACATTGGTAGTTCTGGAGCGAGTACGTGGCAGCAAGTCGAGACGAATGTCTTTGTATTGCGTTCATCATTTTCAAATTTACCACGCGGCTTTGAGATCGGTGTTCTACCGTACACAAACAAGTTTTATCTAAGAAGTAATGAGGACGGAGGTGCAGCTTGGAGGGTTCCGGTTTTAATTAGACACTCGGGGAATACAACTATTGATGCAAACGGCTTTATTAAAGCTGCTTCACCGATCGTAAAACTATTTGCAGAAAAAATTGAACTTAATGATGAGGCTGCCGAACAACCGATTACTTTTGAAAAAATCGATGTAGGTCATTACCTCGTAAAAGGTTCATCCGGGTTCGCCAAGGATGGCTGGTGGATTGAAATTCCGACTGACACACATGGCAACAAGATTTGCGCTGTTGAATATCAAACTTTAGAGAATGGTGATATTGAAATTAAAACTTTCAAGAAAAAGCTAAATGATGAAGGCGATATTGTTGCGAATCTTGATGCACCAATCGATATTCCGAACAATGCAAATGGTGAGCCGCGCTGGATTGATATCCGTTTAAATGAGATTAAGAAACCAGTTGTAATTAAAACAGCGCGTACTGAAAAACAACCGCGTATGGTCCAGCAAGTAAAATATGCACCGCAATTGACCTATATCACTAAATACGAAGATTTATTTGATGATGAAGGAAAAGCTGTAATTGTGGATGGCAAGAACTATAAAAAGCCAGTAACTCACATTCAAACGGATCAAAACGGAACCCCAATCTTAACGAATCAACCGGTCATTAATGAAAATGGTGAGCCAGTTTTTGAATGGGTTCAGGCAGTTGATAGTGAAGGAAATCCTGTTTTTGATGATGTGCCAGTCTTAGACAAAGATGGAAATCCAATCTATGACGAGGTGACTTATGACCCTGAATAGTGATTTCCAGAAACTATATGTAGATGGATTAATCCATTTGTATGAACTAGATGCCAGCAGCTTAGGTGCTGGCATCTTGCGTTTTCACGGGCATATTTCTTTTCAAGACTGGGAGAAAATCTACTCTTCAATTGGTTCCGAAGGTTTAATTGGCGCCGACTCTGGAAGCATTGGCAAAGTTTTTGATACCGGTGACCAGAAGGTATGGAACCGAAATATTATCTGGCAGGGTCAAGTTTTTGAGCCAATGGCACTCGAAGTAAGTGGCCTTGAAATGAGTTCAACAGGTAAAGCTTCAGCGCCGACATTGACAATGGCAAACAATATTAACGGTATTCAACATGCTGTTTCTGCTTATTGCCTGCAATTTAAAGACTTTGCTGGGGCGAAGCTGAAAGTTATTACTACTTTGGCTAAATATCTAGATGCTGAAAATTTCACTTCTGGCAATCCTTTAGCATCGAACGAGTCTAAAGAACAAACTTGGTTTATAGAACAGAAAACATCTGAAAACGCCCAACAGGTAACTTTTGAGCTGTCTAATCCAATTGATTTTGAAGGTTTGAAAATTCCTGTACGTCAAATTACTTCTTATTGTAGTTGGGAATATCGCGGGGAAGAGTGTGGTTACACCGGGGCAGCTATGTTTACCGAGAAAGATGAGCCTACAGACAATCCTGCTTTAGATCGTTGCTCGTACAGATTATCTGGTTGTGAATGTCGATCTGGTAAAAACAAGCCTTTACCTTTTGGCGGGTTTCCAGCTTCAAGCATGTTGTGAGGTTTTATGAATATCTTACTTGGAATAATTTATGGGATGGTAGGGACGCTAATCATTCATCTTCTAAGCTATGCGGTTCACTTTGTCATTCTAAGGTTAAGAAAGATTAAAGAGAAAAAAGCTTATTTAATTAAATTTAGCTGCCCTTGTGGCGGGATTTTTGAACCAACTGGTCAAGTATATCTTACTTATCCAACTCAAAAACAGCGGAAGTGCACAAAGTGTGGAAACTGTAAGGGGTTTTTCTAAATGAAGCTTACAGCAAAACTTAAAAAAGCAATCATGGCCCATGCGGATGAATGCTATCCACACGAGTGCTGTGGGGTGATTATTGATAAGCAATATATTCCTTGTCGCAATATTTCTAAAAACTCTGATCAATTCGAAATCCATCCAGAAGATTTAGCTATAGCAGAAGACCAGGGCGAGATATTAGCGTATGTGCATTCACACCCTGACGGAACCACAAGAGCCTCAGAACTAGACTTAATTCAAATTGAATTACATCAAAAGCCGTGGGTAATTTGTTCGTATCCGGATCTTGATTTTCAAGTCTACGAGCCTTGCGGTTATCGCGCCCCCTTAGTGGGGCGTAATTATTTTCATGGCTGGCAAGATTGCTATGCGCTTGTACGTGATTTTTATAGTCGTGAATTAGGTATAGAGCTTATGGATTTTAAGCGGGATGATGCATGGTGGGAAGATAAAGACCATCCATCACTTTACCTTGAAAATTACGAAAAAGCAGGTTTCTTTGAAGTTGGTAAACCAGAATATGGCGATATGTTGGTTTGTCGGGTTGGACGTACAGAACATCCAAATCATGCAGTTATATGGTTGGGTAATAATGGGCAGCTTAAATCGGAGCAAACTGAGCATTGCATCGGTTCAAGTTTAATCCTTCATCATCCGTATAACCGTAAATCTGTGCGGGAAATATATGGTCAGCAATGGCATGAGCGCACGATAAAAATCTTGAGGCATAGAGATGTTAAAAACAATTAAGTTGTACGGCATTCTAGGGCAAAAGTTTGGTCGTGAATTTAAGCTCGATGTCGCAAATACGCGTGAAGCCATGCGTGCTTTATCAGTTCAGATCGCTGGCTTTGAGCATTTTATGTTGCATGCACATGAACAAGGGTTGGCTTTTGCAATTTTTCTTAAAGGCAAAGGTTCAGGCAATAAGCGAGGCAAGAAGCGACCAGCAATTTACGATCATGAAACAAAGCGCTTAATCACTGGTGACAATATCGGTGAAGAGCAGCTTGATATGTCTACTGAAGCCGACATTATTCACATTGTCCCGCGTGTAATGGGAGCTGGTGGTAATAGTGGAGTCTTACAATTAGTTCTTGGAGTAGTTCTGATTGTTGCAGGTGTGATGACTGGCGGTACGTCTTCAGCTTACGGTGTTGCATTAATTGGCGCTGGTGCAGGCATGGCTATGGGAGGTGTTGCTTCTATGCTCATGCCGAAAGCCCAAACTACTCAAAATCAAAATCAAGACGGGAACCGGGCAAACTTTGGTTTTGGTAGTGCAGTTACAACAGCCGCTCAAGGTTATCCAGTACCGATTCTCTATGGTAGACGTGAAGTCGGCGGCTTCGTTTTAAGTGCTGGTCAATATCCAGAAGATCAGATGTAAATTTTATTAGATTTTAGGCGCTTTTTAGCGCCTTTTTTATTGCGTGGGATTTGATATGACAGCGATGGTAAAAGGCGCAAAAAAGGGAAATCAGCAACCAAGACAACCAGTAGTTGCACCGGACTCCGCACAATCTAAAACTTATATTAAAGAGTTGATTGGTCTAGCGGAGGGTGAGGTCGAAGGATTAGCAAACGGCTATCAATCAATTTTGCTTGAAGATACTCCGTTGCAAGATGAAAACGGCAACAAGAACTTTGAAAACGTTACTGTTAATTTTAGATCCGGAACAAACGATCAAGAATACATTGAAGGCTTCCCGGCAGTTGAAAATGAAATCCCGATTGACGTAGAGCTTAAATCATCTACACCTTGGGTACGTTCTTTTAATAACCTTGATCTTGATGCGGTTAGATTACGATTACGTTGGGGTCCACTACGCAACCAAGACCCAACAACGGGTGATGTTACTGGCTATACCATTGAATACGCGGTGGACTTGCAAACTGATGGCGGAGCATGGTCAGAAGTATTAAGAGCAAAAATTTCAGATAAAACATCTGATAATTATGAGCGTCCACATCGTATTGACTTACCCAAAGCCGATTCAGGCTGGCTCGTTCGTGTTCGCCGAATTACTCCCAACTCAACATCCGAATATATCAGCGACAAAATGTATGTTAAGGCTGTCACTGAAGTTATAGACGCTAAATTACGCTATCCAAATACAGCATTAGTTTCACTGCAATACGATGCTGAAACATTCGGTGGATCAGTCGCAAAATTAGCGGTTGATTTGAAGGGTGTAAAAATCAAAGTCCCAACGAACTACAACCCTGAAACCCGCGAATATGTTGGCATGTGGGATGGTACTTTTAAACGCGCATATTCAAACAACCCAGCTTGGATTTACTATGATCTTTGCACATCTAAGCGGTATGGAATTGGTGAGCGAATTACAGATGGAATGCTTGATAAATGGTCTTTATACCGTTTAGCCCAATACTGTGATGAGTTGGTACCAGACGGGTTGGGCGGTCAAGAACCACGTTTCACATGTAACATTTATCTTCAGAGCGCTGAAGATGCTTATAGCATTCTTACAAAATTAGCTGGTGTTTTTCGAGCTATTACTTATTGGGATGGGGATAGCATTGTTTGTGATGCTGATATTCCACAAGATACCTATTTCACATATACCCGTGCAAATATTATCGGGGAGCCGGATCATAATGGTACACGTGCCCGTGATAGACATAATGCAGTAAAAGTAGCTTGGGATAACCCAGCCAATCACTATAAGACTGAATATGAATTTGTGCGTGATGAGAAAGCCATTTCTGAAATGAAACAGGTGCGCTTACTTGAACTTGATGCGTGGGGGTGCACATCGCGTGGGCAAGCACAACGAGCAGGCTTGTGGGCTTTAAAGTCTGAACAACTTGAAACACGTACTGTGACTTTTAAAGTTGGATTAGACGGCCATATTCCTTTGCCGGGTAAAGTGATTGAATTTGCAGATCCTATTTTTGCTGGAAGAGCAAACGGTGGTCGCATTTCAGCAATTTCAGCAGATCGTAAAAGTATTACTCTTGATCGTGATGACGTTGTTGCAATAGCTGGGGACCGCCTGGTAATTAATGGAGAAAACGGGAAAGCTCAAACACGTATTATTCAATCAATTACAGGTCGGGTCATAACTGTTACTGTAGCTTTTGATGAAATTGCACCTCAAAACGTTTGGGTTATTGATGCTCAAGATTTGGCAACGCTTAAATTTAGGGTTTTGTCAGTAGTTCAAAGTGATTCACATCAATTTACTATTACAGCGCTTGAATACAATCCGAAAAAGTTTGATGCAATCGATCATGGCGCTCATTACATCGATGTACCAATTTCAATTGTTAATCCCAATATTCAAGAACCAGTTTCAAATATTGTTATTACAAGCGAAGATCGGGTAGATCAAGGTATTAATGTTGCCACTATGGTTGTGTCTTGGACACAAGCAAAAGGTGCGGTTAAGTATCAGGTTGAATGGCGCAAGGATGATGGGAGTTGGCTTAAATTACCAATCACGGGTAATAATTCAATTGAAGTGCCGGGTATTTATGCTGGCAACTATCAAGCAAAAGTTACAGCGGTTAATGCTTCGGATATTTCATCTTTACCGACTTATTCAGTTGTCACTAAGCTTAATGGCAAGCAAGGTTTACCTCCAAAATTGGCATTTATCCAAGCAACAGGCATTTTGTTTGGTATGCGCCTAAATTGGGGCTTTCCGACCACAGGTGCACTTGATACGGCTTATACCGAGATTCAAGTTTCACCAGATGGAACAAGCAACATTGCTCAATTGGGCTTATTTGCTTATCCAACGACAACTCATACTCTGCAAGGTTTACAACCTAACTTAACTCAATTTTATCGTGGCCGTTTGATTGATCGGATCGGAAATATTGGGCCGTGGTCAAATTGGACTAGCGCAACAACATCGGCTGATGCCTCAGATATTTTAGACATTCTGGAAGGTAAAATTTCTGAAAGAGAGTTAAGTCAGGATTTACAAACTAAGATCGATCATATTGAAAATATTGACGCTGAAATTGGTCCAATTAAGCAAGATATTCAAAATACGAAAGATCGGATTGCACAAGAAGTCATTGATCGACAAAACGCTATTCAGCAAGCCAAAGATGGTTTATCACAGCAAATTATTGATGGTGATGAAGGTGTTCTTGAAGTTGTAGAAACGGTCAAGAAATCAAGTGATGATGGTCTTGCAGCGGCTCAAGAAAGCATTCGTGTTGTTGCAAATGATCTTTCATTAGTTGCTGAAAAAACAGATGGTGTGTATGCACAACTGAATCCTGCATTGATTGGCTCTGAATCAGATCTAATTGGTAACGATCAAGGTTTTGCTGGCACATGGTCTGTTCAATCGGCAATGATCGAGGGAGATCTTGCATTAAGTAAACGTATTGATACAACCGTTGTTGAAGTAAATGATTTACGTGCATACGCTCAGCAAGAGGTTCAAGCTCGAATTGAGGGCGATAAGGTAACAGTTCAAAAGATTGATACATATATCGCAAGTAATGATAGTGCTCTTGCAACTGTACGTGAATCTGCACAGGTAGCAGTTGATCAGTCATCGGCAAATGCTGAGGCAATTGAATTAATTAATCTTGAGCTTGACGATAAAGCTTCAACTGGTGCACTTGAGCAAGTTAAGTCTGATATTAAGAATGTAGATGACAAAGTTATTGCCCAAACGATCAGACTTGATGGTGTCTATGCTCAAATTAACCCGCCCTTAATGGGTTCAGAATCCGATCTAATCGGTAATGAGGGGGGTTATGCAGGTGTCTGGTCAGAACAGTCAGCACGAATTGAAAGTGATCTTGCTCAAGCAATCCGTACAGACACAGTGCAAACAGATTTGAATGGTAATAAAGCTGCTGTTCAAGAGGTCACTAAATCAGTCAATGGGCTATATGCACAAAAGTTCATTAAGCTGGATGTGAACGGAAAAATTGCGGGCTGGGGTGGTGCCAATGATGGCGTAGAGTCTCAGTTTATTTTTAACTTTGATTCAGTTGCTATCGGTAATGGCAGTAATGGTGTCGTATCTTATCCATTTATTTTCCGTACAACCCCTTTTACTGACCCAGTAACAGGCACAGTTTTCCCAGTGGGTGCATACCTACAAACTGTCATTATGGATTATCAATCCGTCGATACATCTCATATTAAAGACTTGGCTGTACAGCGAGGCAAGATTGCACAATTAGCTGTTGGAAGTGCTCAGATTGATAATCTTGCAGTGACAAGAGGTAAAATTGCTGATCTTGCAGTTGATACTTTAAAGATTGCTGATCATGCTGTAACGGTTCCAGTATCTGCATTTGCCGAAATTTCAGTGGCTGTTGATACTGAATATGTCACTATTCAGACGTTAAATGTCCCTTCTGACATGGGGCATACGGTTTTAACCTTTGGCGCTGTCTTTAGTTTTACTGGCTACAGTCCGAAACAGCAGGTCTATTGTCGTGTTCTCAAAAATGATCAAGTCGTTTTTGAGGATCTGGAAGTTCACTTCATTGAACACACTTCAGTGGCATCTATTACCGATGCAAATGGCATGCACAATCATAATGGTTCTGCTGTTAGTGTTTCGGGTAATACCGGGCAAGATGGCTCACATAGTCATAGCTACAATGTGAATGGTACGACTGGCTCGACAAATGCAGGAGGTACATTTCACAGTCACTCATTCAGCGCAAATGGAAACACAAACAGTGGTGGGTCACACAGCCATACTGTTAGTTTAAATGGCAACGTGACTATGTCTGATGGTGGTGAACATAGACATAACATTTTAGTGACTGGTAACTCGCGTAGTGCTGGAACAATTAATATTTCAAGACACGATTCAACAGGAATAGCGGGGACATTCAAATTGCAATTGAGAGTTGTTGCTGGTGGTTCCATGAATGTGTCACAACGTTATATTCATGCAATGACGATGAGGAAGTAATGGCATATTTTGCAGTTTATGAGGTTGAAACTGGTGAAATACAAAACTTAATTGAGTGCCCTCAGTTTCTAGCTGAAACAATTCATCTTGAAGAGGGGCAACAGTTTTTAGAAGTAGATCACCAGGTATCAGCAAATAAGTATTTAGTCAAAAATGATGAGTTAGTTTTAAGAGATTAACTCATCCAATAGTTGTGAAGCACCCTAAATTGGGTGCTTTTTTATGCCGAAATTAGGGGGCTGCATGGCAGACAATCAGCAAATTATAGATACATCGACCGCTTTGGCGGCCAGTAAGGGTGCAACATACGGGGGAAGTGTGGCAGGAGCAGTTTCAGCGTGGATCGGGTCAATCGATTTAGCATTTTGGGTCAGTATCATCATTGGTTTAGCTGGTTTTTTAATGAACTGGTATTACGCCAAAAAGAAAAATAAGCGCGATGAAATTGCACTGAAAGCTTATTTAGAAAGCTTAGAAAAGAAAGGTGACTGTAATGTCAAACAAGACTAAATATATCGCAGCATTCTTAGCAGCTTCGGCTGCTTTTTTTGTGGGCGTAAAAAATGATGAAGGGTTTACATCAAAGCCAGTGATACCCGTTAAAGGGGATCGTCCAACACAGGGCCATGGTTCAACATTCAAACCAGATGGCTCACCCGTAAAAATGACAGATCCACCAATTACACGTGCGACCGCAGATAAGTGGTTGCGAAATGATGTGGCTAAGCGTGAAGTCGCGTTTAAAGATTCATTGAAGGGCGTGAAATTATCACAAACTGAATATGACCTATACCTCGATTTCACGTATCAATACGGGGTACCAACATTCGCAAAATCATCAATGCTTAAACACTTGAAAGCTGGTCAATATAAAGCGGCTTGCGACTCATTACTTAAATATAAGTACGTTGCAAAGCGCGATTGCTCTATTCGTAAAAATGGATGCTATGGCGTCTGGACTAGACAGCTTGAAAGACATGCTAAATGTATAGGAGCGCAGTGATGTGGATTGTATTTGCTGCTAAATATTGGCGAGAAATCATTATTGGTTTTCTCGCTTTTTTATTGGTCGTTTGTTTGGCCGTGCTTAATCACAAGGCTGGTCAGCTAAAAGAAGCTGAACAAAAGTGTCAGTCACAAATACAAGACATTGAACGCAAGAATTTAAAAGCTCTTGCAGAAAAGCAAAATCAAATCAATAAAGTGAGCGCAGACTATGAACGAGTCAAAGCAGAGCAAAACACCAAAGTCGAATATATTGAGCGTGAAGTGCAAAAGATCGTGGAGCGTCCTGTTTATAAGTCTAGCTGTGTTGACGATGCTGGGATGCAGCAACTCAATGAACTCATTAAAGCCGGCAATACCAGCTAA